ATAAGAAGTTTTATATGGGTGAGTTAGAGGATTTTAACATTGATATTAAGAAACTTAAAACTGGATATTATATCATAAACACTAAAGGCGATCGAGTTAAAGGTACTGGAAAGTTTATAAAAGAATAATGGAAATACAGCAGACAGATAATAAACCGTATATTAACTTAGACGAACTCAATTGCATATTAACAATTAAAGGCGCGTCATATGGCGAGCATGTCGATATGTTTTATGAACCGATATTCGCACAAGTAAACGAGCATATACCAACAAATGACATAACGATTAATTTGGCAATGTCATTAATGGACTCTGTTTCAGAAAAATATATATTTCATATAATCAAAACATTGACAGGGATTCATGAACTAGTAATAAACTGGTATTATGAAGAAGATGATGAGGATATGTTAGATACCGGCGAGATATGGCGGGATTCATTAACAGGCACAGAATTTAATATATATTCCGTACTCGATATCAATGATTTAGTAATCTGATCTGATATTTATATTAAATAGGTTATAGGAGGATTTCTGGAATTTTTAGTACGTATATGGTCAATTGGATTTGTAGCAATTACACCGATTATATTAATAATAGGCAATGGGCCCATGTCATCATTATCACAATATTGGAATACTCCATATCAAGCACTTTTTATATTAGCCAATGCAATTACATCATACTTTTTCTTCTCGACACCAAATTGGAGAGTCCCTAGTTTTTTTCTAATGCTTCTGACATCGTTCTCTATAGAATATCATCCAGTTGTTCATAATGTGCTAGCGTCGATTTTTTTTATTTTGTGTGCATACGCTTTATACCATAGCAACAGATTCCGGTATTATTTTTATTTGTTTCTTATTGCAATGGCCATTATGCCCATGAATCTTTTATATGGAGAAATTATGGGTATACTAATATTAGCAGCATATCATGCACAGATTCTAATTTATAAACATCGATTAGATAACCGGCATGATTATAATTGACCTGTATATTTATTTAAAATAACATTGAAGGATTGAAATGAAAAGATCAGATATAAGACAGTTAATAAGAGAGGAGATCATAAAAGAACTCCGGACAAAGCTTCATGAAGCCTTTGCAGACCCGATAGCATCTAAGCTCGCGAAAATGGCTGGCATGTCCAATAAATGGAAAAACTTTTGGAGATCATCCGCTAAAACGTACGATATAGCATGGGATAAAGTTCCAAAAGGTTCATTCAGGACAGTATCAACTAGTGATGCTGCAGCAAAAAAGGGAATGGCGTTCTGGATAGCAACATCCGAAAAAGCGACTACCAGGAGTGGCTATTCTTGGGATAATGTCAAACCAGGAGTTGTAGCAGTTACTATCGACGGTAAGATTCAATATTTTGCCGGTTCAGGTGGTATTGGATCGAAAGGTTCTATGGGAGCTAGAAGAAGAGGTGAGCCTGTAGGCCAAGGGAAGCGAGGTACTTTACAATATAAAAAACTACCAGAATATTCAGACATTGTCTATATATTTGATTTGGAATCATACCGCGGCGGAACTAAAGAATTAAAAGCTAAGAGAGCTAAATTGCAATTAGGTAAAGATGTCTTTACAGATCCAAAGGCATGGAAAAGAGCAAACCTACAAAGATATCATGATATGATTGCAGATAAAATAGGCACCAAAGGTAAAGTAGAAAAGATGACTGCTGAAATTGTAAAATGGGCCAACGAAGCAATTATCGATGCTATGGGTCTGCAGAAAACAACTGAATATGGCGATATAGAAGCTACATTAGCTGGTAATGCTGTGAAGATGGATGATGTGACTCGTTACATGTCAAATGCATTACAAGCCTTCTCTCGTTATATACAATCCGAAAATAGTCAAGCAAAACATGCAAAGAAATATCCAGAGTATGCAGCTGATTCATATGAACTAGGCGCCATGAAAGAAAAAGCAATGGATATTAAATCTATTCATGATCAATTCAAAAAAGGCAAGTTTAAGTGGTAAAGATAGTTTAGGTTAGGAAAATAAAGGTAATAGGACGTTGGAAACTTCGTCCTATTTTACTGTAAAAAAGCTTCAAAAAGATTAGGACTTACGAGAAATCTACCTTATATTTATATTATAAGATTGAGAGAGATGCTCTCGATAGAATTAAAAAATAAAAAATAGAGATATGAAAAAGGCACCAAAAATTGAATACGGAATTGGAATTGTTAATCCATGGTCAAATGAAATGTATAACCATAATGATAAAGTTGCAGATGAGATCCGTGGCATTGTTGAACAGAAATGGAAAGATGCGTATGCAGCGGCCGAAGCAGAGTATGATGCAGAAGATGAAGATGAAGATTTTACTCCTGAGGGGTTTGAATATGCCACTTGGTTACATTATCAATCGGATGAATTAATTGCTCTTCAAGAAGCTGTAATTATAGTTGGATATGGACCGGGATTTGAAATGCATAAAGTTGAAGAAGATTTTTATAAAGAATTGGAAACTGCAGCTTATTGGAGATTGAAAGAGATAGCAGAAGAATTAGAAATTGCATTAACTTGCCAATTTGTTGGTTTAAAATAAGAGATATGAAAAGAATAATTGAATTGTTAGACAAAGTAGAATTAGTAGAAAGAGCCGGAGGGACAATGAGTCATTGGAATCTTACCAATGGTGGATTGAGGAACCTTGATAATAGATCATCCGAACCGTGTTCTAATCAGTATATATGTGAGATTATATGGGCAGAGACAAATAGATCTTATACCAATTGGGCTCCTACCAAGCAAGAAGCTTTAGAGAAATCATTAACAGAAATATTTAATGACCATGAAGAAGATATCCGGTTACATCAAAATAACGTGGAGTATGAACTTCAAGAAATAAGTTTAAAAAATTATATATAATAAATAAAAAATAAAGATATGAAAAAGATAATTTCAAAAATAATTGGCTTGAGCCATGTAAGTGTATTAGGAGGATATCTCCAATTTGGATTAGGATATGCTCCAAATTGGATGTTTACTAAACGAGAGAGTTACTCAAGATTCTCAGCGTCGCTAGGTATATTAACGATTGAGATGTTTGCAAATTCTAAATCTGTAAATGAATTAAACTTTAGCATTAATGGTACTAGCCATAAAATGGAAATTAAATTTGACTGGAAAACGTTCAGCCATTGTTACCGAAAAAGAGTAGGTGGTAATTCAGAATATAAATCGAACCTGCTTTATTCTTGGAAATAAAGCTTGAAAAAGATTAGGAATTACGGTTTATTTACCTTATATTTATAGTATAAGATTGGGAGAGGTGCTCCGAATTAAAATTAAAAAATAAAAAATAGAGATATGTCAAAAGTAAGAAAAGGTTATGATGCTCAAGATGCGGCGTTAGCAAGATTCAAAAGAGATGCAAGAGGAACAAATGCTAATTCGGCAGTGGTCCAATGTATGAAAGGAGCCGAAGAAAGAAAAGCTTATCGTGCAAAGATGGCTAATAAAAGTCAAGTTGTATTTGCCGGAAGTTACATTCCAGATATGTATCGTCATAATTCATAATAGAACAGATATGAAACTCAAATTAAAAGATACCGATGATATGCAACGATATTTCTTTGGCCCTGATGTGGACAAGGAGAAGATTTATACGAATATCCATCAATGTATTGAACATGGAATATTAAATGACTTGGATGATGTTATATTCTGTAGTATAGATTTTCTTAATGACGAGGAAGGATTTGAAATGATTTGTATCAGAGAAGACTATTCCAAGAATCTAGATAATGTTTTGGTATGGTACGAAGAAACAAATCAGTTCGAAAAATGTAAAGAAATAATGACATTAAAAGGCAAATTATGAATGAAATGGAAAAAATGGCAATATTTAGTTGGGCATTAGCCTTTGCGGTAATAGCATACATACTAGTTAAAAAACAAATAGAGAAATGAGCGAAAAGGAATTATTACAATTAGGATTTACAAAAGAGTATGGGTTAGAAACTGGAGTCGAAGACGAACCTGACTTCTATTATTACGTCAAAGAGATTACAAATGGATTATCATTCATTACTAATGGCAACGATGAAATGGAGGGTAAAGAGTGGTATGTTGAGTTTTTCGATACAGAAATACCAATAAGATATTATGAAGCCTCTACTGTTAAAGCGTTGTTTATATTAATTGAAGAGGGTATTGTCGTTAACCACGATTAAAACAAAACAAAGATGAGCAAAACAATATACATAGGAGACATTCACGGTAGAGATATATGGGCTGAAATCGTTGCAAAACACGATGATGCCGATAATATTGTTTTCATTGGAGATTATTTCGATTCATTTGATATTCCGGCTGTAGTTCAATTAGATAATGTTAAGAAGATAGTAGAGTTTAAAAAGAAACGAGAGTTAGATACATCAAAGAAGGTTTATCTTTTAATAGGAAATCATGATATCCATTATTGGCCTGGTATTACAGGAAGAGGTAGTACATCAGGATTTCAAGAAACCATGTCATTTCAGTATGAGCATTTCTTTAGAGATAATAGAGACTGCTTCCAAATGTCAGTACTGGTTGGTAATAGATTATGTACACATGCAGGAGTTGGAAATGACTTCTTGAAAAGTGTAGGATTTTGGAAAATGGATAATGCAGATGAGTCAATGATATCTGATTACCTAAATGATTTGTTTCATTACAAACCAAACGAATTTACATTCAATGGTGGTTACGATAGAAATAATACAGGTGTTATTCCTAGTTACTATGGTGACGATGATTGGCAATCTCCAGTTTGGATTCGACCAACGTCACTACAACGAGTAAATAAGAAGACAGACTTAAAGAAAAATTATATTCAAATTGTTGGGCATACACAACAAGACCATATTGACATTAAAGGTAAAACAACTGGTGGTAAGTATTACTATATTGATACGCTTCCTAGCGGTGAATATCTTATTGATGTTGATGGTGAATTTGAAATAGGATATGCAACAATTGTAAAATATACTTAAGATGAAAACAGTAATTGAATACGGTGACTCGGAAGATGATCAATTGGCATTGAAAAGAGTAATGAAATCTATGGATATGGCATCTCTATTATTTGAGATACAAATCAATATGAAGAATAGGATTATCCATACACTTGATTCTTATGCTGCAACGGACGCTGAATACGAATTGTTAGATACTGTATGGGAACGTATCAATGAAGAATTTAAGTCATATGGAATACATATTGATGAATTAATAAATTAAACAATGAGTAAATACATACCAACAATACCAATAAGAGATTTAACAGAGGTTACATTTATCCCGATTGAATCACATATCATCAGATTCAGCAAGGATGAACAGTTTTCTAAACAAGAACTAACATTAAAGTTAGACAACGCTTGTTCTAATGGAAACAATGGTAAATCTAAATACAAAATAACATTCCTTACTAACAATGGGTGGATGAGAATTAATACTACTATATGGATGGTTGGTGAAGAATTTATATTATTGAAGGAGAATATTTACATACCAATCGATTCGATAATTGATGTGGTTTAATGCAACATGATCATATGTATACATATAAAAATAACCGAATATACATATGTATACATATAAAACAAATAAGATGAACAAAAGAAACGCTACAAATATAGCAGATTGGATCGAGTATTGGGACCATTTCGATGAAGATTTGCATGCACAGTATTTATTAGCATCCCAATTTAAAATTAAAAAGCCGATGAACTTTAAAACAAAAGACGATAATATCAGTAGAGTAGTTAATAGATATTTTCGCATGCGCCGAAACAAAATATTACGAAAAATATTTTTTTTTTACAGTAAATGAACCGAAAAAAGAAACTTAAAATAGGAGACCGGGTATACTGTAAGTTCCTAGGAAATGAGTATATTGCAGTTGTAATAGAAGTTACTTCCCCAGGGAAATATAAATTACAATATCATTGTTACGGATCACGTCCTACCATATTACCTAATGCCGAATGGTATAATCCTAAAGATAAAAAGGCCGCTGCAAAACCATGGCATATACATGAATACATTGATTCTAACGGTAGGTCAAAGACTATTGGTAATACTGATATAATAGCAGCTACTACTACAAAAAATGAATTGGATATTGCTATCAAAAAACAAAAAGCTTTTATACGGGGTAATGTTAAAAAATAATATCAAATACCAATAAAACGCGATCACATCAATATTTATAAGAAATAAAAAAGGAACCGAATATGGACAAAATTAAAACAATCGTAAATTCAAGCTGGTTTAGAGCTGCTTTAGCTGGTGGAGTTGGAGTTGCACTTCTAGTTAAAGGTGAAGTATTATATGCAGGTATTGCATTTGGTATTGGTATTAGAGAATTTTTATTGGCTTTTAAAAGTTAGAAATCATGATTATTGTTGAAAATACTGAAACAATGCACCAATTCGAAGGCGAGTCTTTAGATTTTCTAATCGATGATTCTACACAGATAGGAGAGGTTTTTTTAGACGGAAATCTCATATTCCAGGCCGATGACGTCGTAGATGAAGATCAATTAGAAAATGAATTTTATAATGAATTCGCTATCATCAAAAAAGATGATGAATGGGATGTTGAATTAGAAGATGATTTCAACGAAATAGATAACTGGGAATAGCATATTTATATTAAATGAGGAGTAGTTATGACATCAAATGAGTTATACGACACAATGGATGCACAATGGAGTGAGTTTAAAGACAATCATTCTAAATTTGTAGAAAAAGGTAATCGTGCCGCCGCGACAAGAGCACGAAAGGCGATAGGAGAACTTAAGAAACTGGTAACTGAATATAGAAAACAATCAGTATCAGAATCAAAAAAGGCTTAATATGGAAAATAAGGATCTACGAGAGAAATTAAATACGATTATTAAAGAAGAGATTAATAACGTTTTAGTTGAGCGCACATATAAATACGGTGGTTTGCTCGACCCTAAAAACTTCGACCCGATAGATCCGGAAATTCATGTTGCTGGATATGGAACGTTAGCTAGATCCATACTACGTAACGAGATTGCTAAACGATTAGAAGGAACTGCCAGGACAGCCAAAACAGCTGCCGCTGGCGGAACTGGATCGTATCGGATGTATAAAAATTTAATTGCTGATCTTGAAGATAAAAGTCTTTTGAATCAATTTATACAAGCCGAAGTGGAAGTTGCCCAGCAGCTAGAAGATATACGAACTAAAGGTGGTAGACGTTCTACTCCAATCCCGAGGCAGTTTTAATCATGGGACAGGGATACCAAGCAGCTAAAAAATTAATTGCACAGTTAAGAGCAAAAACTTATCGTAAATTAGACGATGATGAGCTTCTAGAATTCCGTAAAGAAATGATAGAACATCTCGGAGGTACATTAAAAGAATCAATTGATGAAGCGCTCGATCATAAAATAGAAGCCATCGAAGATTCAATCCTTTCTGGATTAGCCGAGATGTTAGGAATGAAAAAATCGAAATTATTTAATGATATCATTCGAATGAATCCGATACCGGCTCGCGACTTATCAAATCTAGCTAAGCATTTGAAACCAGTACTGGATGGTATGAATGAGGGTTCGATCACACGATATAATCAAGGTGATGATATAAGCCTATTAGCTCGAGAGGTTGCTAAGATAATAGGTATTAATCTAGATCCAGCAGAATTCTATGAGTACTTGCATGACTATTCTAGAGATAAGCTGTATGGCGAGTATGGTTTAGATGCGGATGAATTAGAGGTGTTAGAGGATGCGTTTGCTGAGATTGAACAAGAAGCTGTAGGACAAACTAACATAAACACAAGTAAAGTCAAAGCTACAGAATTATATAAACAGTATATAAAGTATTAAGATGAAAAAATCCGAACTTAAAAAAATTATTAACGAAGAAGTTAACCGAGTATTAAAAGAATATACCGACCATGACTTCTCCGGCCGAAGCTTGACATCTAAAATTAACAAACCAGATATGTTCGGTCAACAAGCATTTGATGAATTATTTCCATTGGGGTCTAGAAGCGAGAGCAAGGCTTTACAAGCTTTAAAGGCACATGATAAAAGTCCTATCAAAGCAAGAATGGGGAGGTATGCTCCGATGTTTGTACATGTTCAATATCATGAGTTTGAAGATGAAGCTGGTGAGAAATATTCGGTACATCAAAGTCAATATTACAATTCGAACTTCAAAGATAAAGAACCGGATTTCAATCCATCCGTGACAGTGCTAACATTGACAAAAATGGCCGATCCGGATAATCCATCACCTCAAGGCAAAAAAGATCAAAAATTAGGACAGATGATTGTTAAGACTGATGAGTATATTAAGGATTTAAAAGGTCTAAATATTTCCAAGCGTAGTTCATAATTAAAGTAATAAAAAAGCTTCAAAAAGATTAGGTTTATTGAAATAAAATCGTTATATTTATATAAGATTAATTTAAAAACATAAAGAATGAGTTATTACGTAGCAAAAGTAAAAGTAGCCGTTGATACAGCTAAAGGCGTTAAACATGTATCGGAATCCTATCTAGTAAATGCAGCAACAGTCACCCATGCAGAAGCATTAGTAAACAAAGATTTTCAGGACACAGGTGTTGAATTTGAAGTAAAGTCAGTTTCTGATACAAGAATCTGTAAGGTAATCGAATCTCAAAACTCCAATTAATGATGTATGTAGAAGGAGATTTAGTTGTTTTACGTACATATGACGTAAATCAAATCGGTGTAGTTACCAGCACTAGAAGAGCAAAAGGTAAGATAATTGGATATGATGTGAGAACCGAAAAGGGGTCTGCATATTGTATATGTACAGTTGATAAGCCATTAACCGGAAGAGATCGATCGGCATTTTCAATTAATTCAACATTAACAAGAGCCTTTCTTTCAGGCGATGTAGATACTAATATAGCGTATGATCGTAGAATAAGCGCTCATACAAGAGCTAACTATAATAGTGACTTATATCCGTTAGATGAAGATACCCAAATGGAAAAATGTAATGATTTTTCATTCCCAGTGGTAGGAGGTCGTTCATGGTAAATTAAATATTATGAACAAGGCACAAAGACGAGTACTTAAACGATTTCCCGAAGCAAAGTTATCAGTAGATGAAAATGGCTATAGAATAGTTGTGGTTAATAATGTATCATTAACGGAAGAATATTTTCTGCCGGATACTAATGATGATGAACAAGCTTGGGAATACGCTGCCATTGCAGCAAAGGTCACTCAAAATTTTAATAGGACACATCCGGCTAGAATCGATAGTACGTCGTTAGAAGAAAAAATCGGCAGGATAGAAAATAGAAAACGAAAAGGAAGAGTAAATGCTAAAAGATAAATTAATTCAATTAAAAAAAGTATTAGGTGTTCCGGATAAAGCCGGTCCAGATCAAGATACTATAATAACTGATGAACCGGTTATTAAAGATGAAGATGGTAATGAACATGTAGTAAATTCAATCGAACAAATTACCGCAACCGGTGATGAAGAAGATGAAATGAACAATGTCCATGGACAGGCCGGCGATGCATCATATATAAAGTATTCTGCAGAAGTAGTTGGTTTTGATAATCGTGAATTGCAATGGAATGCATATCGGATGATTTCATCGTATGCTGATAGTGATAGTATTATTGACTTTGGTTGTGGTCGTGGTGATTTTTCTGCATATTGGAAAAGTGAGCATGCTGATCGCGATCTAGATTATATCGGTATTGATTTAAATGAACCATTAATTAATGCAGGCCGGGAATTATATCCGGAGGAAACTATACTAGTAAGTGATTGGTTTTCATTGGATACGGATTTGGCTCGTGATTGGGCCATTAATGTAGGATCATCTAATTTACGGTATGATGCTGATATAACAATGAAGGATTTGGATTATACAAAAAAAACTATAAATGCTATGTATAATCATTGTAATCGAGGTGTTGTAGTAGCATTGGCTTCGAAGTATACATCTATTGAAGATGATTTAATTAATTACGACCCAGGTAATATTTTGAATTGGGCAAAAGAAGAATTTGGAAACGTCGCAATTGACCATTCTATGGGAGATGACGTATTTGTTTTAATAATATATAAAGTTTAAATTTATGAGCATAAATGGAAGATATGGAATCGATGAGAACCGCGTGAAGCGATTTGGAAAGAATTACGCAAGTATTGATTTTGATATTAAAGATGATCTCCGTGGAGAAGAATATCGAACTAAAGGCGAATATATAACAGTTGGTAATTTTGTTATCGATAATAAGAATGTTCCGGTAACTATTAAAGAAATAGAAAAAATCGAAGAAACAGCAAGAGAGGCACTATCTGCATTACGGCAGATGTATCAGCTAGGGTTGATGAGATAGTGGGGTTTCATAAACGGCGAATATCCGGTGATCTTATAAGAGAGATATATATCCAACGAGGCATTGCCGGATTGAAATCGTTATTATCGGCAGATGCATTTATAACGACTTCTGGGTTGGCATCTGATTTTATCGAGTTAGCAAATTCAGAATTACCAGAAGATGATTTCTGGATAGCTGCCGAAAAACTAGTAATTAATGATATTTATAACAAAGATATGTACGGTCCCGATGACTTAAATGCAAACATACCTACTGCGGGTATATACGAAATTTTATATAATTCTGATTACTCTAGAGAACAGAAAATAATAGAATTGAAAACATATTTGTCTCGGTACCGGAAAGAAATATTAGCAGAAGATGGGATTGATTATACGTATGCAGCATCAATAATTATAAATGAATATTATGCAAAGATTAAACGAACTGAAAATAACGGATGAAGAATTTGATTTGTTTTGGATACTTTCGGGTACTGAAAAAATTGAATTTGTATATAATGCATTAGAGATCGGGGTATCCGATGCCATGGCTATGTTATTAACAAAAAGTTTAAGTGCCCATAGCCATGAAAGAGATAATTTCAAGTCATCAGAAGACCTATTAGTCGGACCACATAGATTAAATATTTCTCTTATGAATAATATAATTACGTTCAATTCAGATAGTATACGTGTTATCCGTTCATTTGTAAAGAAATTTTATAGAGATGGTCATATATTATTATCCGATAAGACTATAAAAAAAGAACCGGAGATTGATATATACCGTTATTTTAAAGCATACAAGATTCTCAAATTAGGCGCGCCTATTTGCGAAAATTGATATATATATATGATAGTAATTAATTAACACTGCGGGTTAATGATTATGTTAAAACTAATGTTTAACAATACAACGACTATTTAAGGAGGTCAATTATGGGAACACTAACACAATACGGCACATCGCCATTCGATATTTTATTCAGAAATTTTTTCGATATAGACGGGGAATTTGCCCCATTCAATCAAATAAGAGTCAATCATCCAGTTGATATATATGAGGCCGATGAGGGTCTTAATATTGATATTGCATGCGTCGGCTTAACTAAAAAAGATATCAAGCTCACGATAGAAGGAGATATTTTAAGAGTAGAATATAAAAAAGATTCTAACTCAGAAACAACTGACTATATTCAACGTAATATAGCAAAACGCGCTTTTAACTTTGGATGGAGAATCTCTAGGAGATTTGATTTATCTAAATTAGATGCAAAGTTACAAAATGGATTGCTTCATCTTTATACACCTATAGGGGAAGATGCAAAATCTAAAACAGTTACAATAAAATAATTTAATCATACCCGCAGTGTTTAATTATCAAGTCATAGAATTCCAAGGTCAGAAACTTATAGTACGTAGACGTATTCGTGAGAGTAGTTTAATCCCGGGATATAGTACTGAAGAACTAATGAAATGGTCTAGGTCCGATAAACTTCTTCGTAAGGAGGGTTATATTTGGTGTTGTGAAATTATACAAGACGCTGAAATAATCGATTAAACTTTTTTTAAAAAAGCTTGAAATAAATTAGGATTTACGAGAAATCTACCTTATATTTATAGTATAAGATTAAGAGCTATGAAAAAAGATGAAAAAATAAAGTATTTTGCCCCTTACATAATTGGAGGTCAAATTTATGGATTATTTGAAGCAAAGGTTGTTAGAGTTAATAAAAAGACAATGACTGTTCAAAGAACCGTTGGAGATTGGAATTATCATAGAAGAATTCCTTTTTTCTTCCTCGAATCTGATAATTTTGAAGAAATTGAAAAAAGAAAATATGCGTTTGGAGACAACCCCATTTTTGTAAAAAAATAAAAAGAGATATGAAACTATTAAAAGACATTAAACAAATTAGAAAAATTTTAGAAACCCAAGAAATTAAGTTCACCGTAAAAGGTATTACGTCGTATGAAAGAACAGATACCGGCGATTATCGCGATGTTCCTAAGGTATTAAGGACAAATATATATGATGGACCAATCACCGAATCAATAAGTGATGATTTTTATCGCGCTTCGATGAATATTAATAAGTTTGGACCATCATCGGTTACATTATATACATATAATTTAGTCGGTGTTAAAAGTAAATCTAGAATCAAATACGAAGACGTTACAATCCTAGATAAGGATAATTAAAATAATATTGCTATCAGCTCAAAAGATAAAGCGTTTTTGAGTAATGTGATATTTATGTATATAAAAGAAAAAGGTTTTATTATGAAAGATAAAGATAATGTACTAAGGCAATTAGATGAAGCAGATAACATGGTTCAAATTTTAGCAGGGTTAGCTTCAAAACGAGCAATTCAGACAGATGAGGCAGTTCGAAGATTAAATGAAATTCGCAGGAAGCTTCGATTCGTCCATGAGCGAGTAACTATAAGTTAAAATGAAACGCATATTGCCATATGTAATTATTCTCGCTGCATTAACTTTAGCTGGGTCTGCAGCGTTTTACTCTGTCTCCGGTCTTTCTAAGTTTTATGCTGGAGCATCGACAGCTGTAATCATAATGGGTACGGCTATTGAAGCGTCAAAATTAATAGCCACTTCCGTATTACATCAATATCATAAAACATTATCGATTGCAATTAAAGCATATCTATCAATAGCAATTTTAATATCAATGGTAATCACTAGTGCAGGGATTTATGGATTTTTGGTATCGGCTTATCAAGAGACGGCTTTTAAATTAGAAATAGAAGAAGGAGTCATTCAAACAGAAAAAAACAAATTGATTGTATTTGAACAGACCGCTGAAAATATTAAAACCGAACAAATATCATTAGATAACAGTATTTCGGCTGCGAACGCCAATATTCTTAAGTTAAGCGAAGGCCTTAGTAATAACGTAGTACAGTATACGGATGCTGATGGTAATGTACTAACTACACAAAGTAGCAGCACCAGAAGAATATTAAGAGACCAATTAGAATCATCATCTATATATCGTGATACCATGGCATCGAAACGAGATAGACTAGGTATTAAATATGCATCTATTAATGATTCGATATCAACGACTGGGATAAAAATATTACAAATTAAATCTAATTCGGATATCGCAGCGGAAATAGGACCACTAAAATATATATCAGAATTAACCGGTGGTTCAATGGCCAGCATAGTAAATTGGTTTACATTGCTAATCATTATTGTATTCGATCCATTAGCAGTCGCATTAGTCATTGTATTGAATAATATACTAAAACCAAAAACTCCTGGCGGAAGTGAATTCGCTACCCCGGATGATGAACAGGAGGAGGAGAGTAAAGCCGAGAGTGTTAAAGCCACAACTCCTCCTGTTAATTTAGAAACTACAAAAACAGTTATAACAGATTTATCACCTCCCGGGAAACTTCGAGATGATATCTATGATGAAAAAAAACCAAAACCCGAAAAAATTAAAACTCGGAATTCGTATTGGACTAAATAATAATCAAAAACAAAACAATGGCAAAGAAGACAAAAATTAAATTTCCGTCGCGAACAAAACAAGGACATCGATATATGATATGTCGGAATAGTGTACCCGGTGGTAAGTATTGGCGAGGGAACTTATGTTCCGAATGGACTACTGTAGGCGAAACGGCAACAGCAGTGTTATGCTCGCGGTGTGTGCAACAGGTAGTTGATCCACCGGAATATAAAACAAATTATAAATCAAAAGGATATCCTCGAGGATGGCAATTCCGGAAAGAATTTGTACACGAGGATGGGACAGTATATCATAAAGGAAAAGAACAATCTGAATTAAAGGGGACTCTTACATCGACTAAAATTGAAAAGGTCGATAAGAAGAAATTATCAAAAAAAGAAAAGCAAGAACTTAAAGATGCTTTATTACAACAAATGGTATTCGTTAGAGGTCAGATAAAGAAGGCTAAATGGAAAAAGGATTTACGGGCTAATGAAGTTAATTTACGTAAAATCGAACGAAAATTAAAAAAGCTTAATTAAGCTTTGGTTTTTTGATAAAAAAACGTTATATTAAGTATATGAGTTTATATGATGAAAAACCAAAGAAAGAAACTAACATAGACATACTCCCAGAACCTGTCTATTCAAATGTATCAGAGCAATTAGCTACCCAAATGGATTTTACTGATTCTGTCATCTATTTATCTGATGATATTACAGAAACTACATTGGCTGATTTAATGATTAGGATACGGAGCATTCTACATCAACGTACAGATACATCTAAAGATGATCCTATTAATATTATTATTAATTCGGCAGGTGGAGATATCTATGAGATGTTAGGGATTATCGATTATATTGAAACGTTGTCCGTGAAGGTTAATACAATATGCAGAGGAAAAGCTTTCTCCGCGGCAGCGATAATATTAGCATGTGGAACTGGTGCTCGTATGATTAGTAAACGGTCATCGGTTATGTTCCACCAATCATCTAGTATGTTGGATGGTAAAATGAGCGACTTAGAATCGTATTTAACAAATGTAAAAAATATAGAAAATACAGTTTATGAATTATTAGCCGAGAGGACGAAGAAGGATGCAAAATGGTGGAGTGACCATATGAAGTCCGATTTCTTTATCTCAGTTGATAAATTAATTGAATATGGAGTAATAGATCAAATAATATGAGTTTAACAGCAGAAGAGATCCAAAGTAATTGGACAGAATTTTTAGAAGTAATCGAAACGCATTTCGAAGGAGATCGTAAAGATAAATTATTAGCAATGTATAATGAATTAGAAGACCGGGCTTCTACAGCTCCGGCGTCATCAGTAGATCATTATCATAATGCCTTCATAGGCGGATATATCGATCATGTACTACGAGTTATCAAATGTGCTAAATCAGTATACCAGTTATGGAGTACTATGGGAGCTGATATGGCCGGGTATTCAGAAGAAGAATTAATCTTCGTTGCATTGAATCATGATTTAGGTAAATTAGGATTTCCGGGCGAAGGTGGTGAAGTATATCAACCAAATGATTCAGATTGGCATATTAAAAATATGGGAAAGATATTTAAAATTAATCCTAAAAACCCATTTGGGTTAGTTAATGACGTATCATTATGGTTATTACAGCATTATAGCATTAAGGTATCATTTAATGAAATGTTAGCACTCAGATGTACCGATGGGTTATATGATGAGGCAAATAAGCCATATTTCATATCAAGGTCAAAAGATTCTAAATTCAGAACTAATTTACCAATTGTAATGCATCAAGCGGATATGATGGCAGCCCGTATCGAATTTGAAATGTGGGCTAAAGATGGCGATGATGATTATACGCCGGCGGTAAAACAAAAGCCGACTAAACCTAAAAAGGCAGTATCAAGCCAATCTCAAGCAGTTGATATCAATAAAATGTTTGGTGATTTATTTGGAGATAAGTAATGGAATATATAATAATATCATTAAGTTTACTATCAACTATTTTATTAATCACGGTCTTACGTTTAATGAAACGAGTTGAAGCAATGGAAGATTATGTCAACGAAGTGGAACAATCTAATGATGAATATTTTAAATTTTTCTCGGGATTGAAAACTAGAGTAACTGATTCATATTCACATTTAAAGAATATAGACCGATTAGGTTCTTTCGAAAGTGATGATGAAACTGGTTATATTTATAAAGAGCTTAAAAAAATAATAGAAGCACTAAAACAAGGATTTTAATGTCAGCAGTTGAAAAATTTTATGTATGGTTAGAAGCAGAGCAATCTAAAATCGAACCAAAAAAGAGAGGCCGGAAGCCTAGTAAAAAACAATATTTTACATTGGTTGCGCAAGAAGCTATTATTGCATACAATCTAGAAACAGATCAGATGCTACGTAATAAAATTTACAAGGAACACATTGATTATCCTTTTAATAAATTAGTAGAAAATATATACCATACATTTAAATTTAGTTATTTCGATGTACCATATGAAGATGTTAAATGTGAAGTAGTTGCATTTCTTAACGAAAAGATTCATAAGTATGTTGATGGGAAGGGTAAGGCATTTTCTTATTTTTCTATAATAGCTAAAAATTATCTCATCATTCAAAATAATGCAAATTATGCAAAAATGAAACGTAGAGCCGAGCCAGTACTTATCGATGAATCGCGTGATCTAACATCTGAAATGACTTTATCTTCACATCAAGAATCGTTAAGAGATTTTGTTAAGCAGTGGTGCAAATGGTATGATGCTAACTTGAATTATATATTTACTACTCGTCGCGATATTGTAGTAGCCGATACATTATTAGAATTATTTCGTACGGTAGAGAATATAGAAGAATTTAATAAAAAGGCATTATATATCTTAATACGAGAACGAACCGGATTAAAAACTCAGAATATAACTCGAGTTATAAATGTAATGAGAGCTGATTTTGCTCGTATGTTCATAACTTATTCAGAAAACGGCCGTGTACAATACTAAAATCTAATATCCTTATATTTATTTAAAAGGGTTATTAGATTATGAGTAATGATTTTGAACTATTTAAGGGCACGTCGTTTGCCGATCTCATGAGGGATGTATATCATAATTCGAAAAAGAAGTCACGACAAATCGATTCGTTGATACAAGAACTACAACCGTTAATGAAAAACATAGGCGATGCAACTGTCATCGTACCACTCATTAAAGATTATTTAGAAGTATCTGTTAAGAATGATGATGCATTAGTAAAGTTAGCAGCAATCGTACAGCGGATAGTTTCTTCGACTAGCGATGAAGATGGAAATGAATTTGGTATTTCTGATGAGGAGCGGCGACGATTAATCGAGGAAGCGGAAGATGAAATTAAAAAAATAAAAGCATCAGAGCCGGCCGAAATCAAAACAAATACAATTAAAGAAATAAAGGATTCTGATGGCACAATTCGTAGCTGAAGTTATATCTGATAAGCCGGGGTATGGAAATGCTGCATCGGCTATTAAAAATGTAGCTACATCGTTCCTAGGCGGAGGTACTATCCCAATTGGAACAGTAGAATGGGCAGCATCAGCCGATCCGACAATACCAGCAGCGACTGGTTTTGCAGCGCCTTTACTTCCATGGAGTACTAGCATGCCCGTCGAGGGAGAATTTATATTAATATTTTCAGCACCATCACCAACCCAAACCCAAGGTGATAGTGTCGCGGAATCATTTTTCTATTTAGGACCTATAGGAATTGATGGCGATAAAAATAAAAACTCCGCTGCAGGGTTCATGAATCGGTCAGCAGTTGCGGGTATCCAGATACCACCGATACATAAAATGTCATCGAAGCAGATGCCACCATTCCAGCCATTACAAGGTGATACTCTTATACAAGATCGAAATGGTTCTTGCATCCGGATGTCAAGTACTCATCACCCGTTAGCATCTAAAGCAGGGAAAAAGGCTTTATGGAAACGACCGGGGTTTATACCACCTAAGGTCGGACCATCGTTTACACCAGGTGCAGCAGGTAACCCTATAATGACAATCACCGTTGGACCGCAAGGAAATGCAGTTGATGTTTCAACAGCTGTAGGATCATTTACCGGTACGAAGACTTTATTTGAAAATTTAAACAAGGCAAAATCGGATAGGTCTACTATCGTAATGTCATCCGATCAACAGATCACGTTTGACCATCAACGTGGAAGCTGGAAACATTTAAAACAGATATTTTCCAAGCCGCAGAAATTTTCAACCGATGGGGCGGATGCTCAAGCTCGAGGCGCGAAGGCATATGGAGAGCAAACAAAGACTGCTACATATGAAAATCCACAACAAGGTACAGGATTTGCGCCAGTACCGTCATATCCCGCCTCTCCAACATCACCTGCGGTATCACAAATTATATTGACATCTGATCGTATTGTAATAGATTCGCGTGCAGATTCTGTTTTGATTAGTGCCATGAGAGATGTGAAAATCGGTACTAAAAATTGGAGAATGGAAACTGATTCCACTATGAGTGTAATTCATGAAGGAATCAAACAGACATTAATTCTTACTCAACACGTACAGGAGGTGGCCAAACAATTAGATGATACATTGGCTATTTTAGAAAAGATACAATTCCCGACCGGAGTTGGACCAACAGGGCCCTGTTTAGATACTTACTTTTCAGAAATAAAAGAAGTCCGGAAGACCTTGACGGCGACACGAGACAGTTCCGTCAAGCGTTCCGACCAATTTCAAATATTATCTGATGAATTCATTAAACAGAAACGAAGTCCGAAAGATCAAAAAAAGGTATTCTAATGGCAGGTATAGATACAACATATAAGGAATGGTGTGATATAACGAAGCCGCCGAAAGCAACCAATAATGCTGCAAGGGCATATGATACAGGCGGACCGAAATCAACGTTTCAAGATTATCTAGCTTTAAATTCTTTTCAATATCTAGGTCTTGATGGTCTCACATCGTTGCGCACCTCCGCCGGTGAAGTGGTAGATTCAACTGCATATCATGAAGCAGTATGGACCAATATTGCTACAGAACTAGTAAATAGATACCACGGAGATAGGACTGGTAAAGCATATCCAAAAGGTAGCGGTGGTGCCAGCTTTAAGGTCGGATTTCCTCCTATGGGGCATATAGTCCCGGTACCGGATGCAACAGCAGTTTTAAATGGTGATTCAAAATTCGGGGATACAGTTAAATTAATAGTTAACTGGTTCAAGGCGAATTGGGAAGAAGGCCAAAAAGCTGGTAAAACAGCAAAGGCGACAAGGAATAGCGGAGTTGCAAATGGGGCTCTCAAAGCCGGCGGGGCTAAAACACAAGCAAATGCCGTCCAATTAAAGTTTTCTGAATATTGGACAAAAAGACAGTTTGGGGTAGGTGGTGGGGTCCCATTACCAGCTTCAATGCAACCCAAAGATCGTACAATGACATATTTCCCGAACTTAGCTCCGCATAAAGACGCTGAAATGAAAATAGAAGAATCTGCGACTGTGAACCGGAAGGGAACAATAGGTTTTTGCATAGGACCAGTGAACCGGAACGTTAAGCCTATAGAGGTAAAAGGCGAGACTACTACTATAAGAGACGGTAATACAGTATATGACAAAGTACCGGTATATGAAGTTGAAGCTAACCCGAATGACAAAAACTATTATTTGATGGATGATCCGTTATATCTAACTCAATTACAAACTATAAATGGATATACCGCCTTCAGAACTAAAAATCCAGAATTCACCGGATTGCCTATAGATGGCAAGGAAATGAAAATACCGATCTTTCATGAGAACTCAGAGATGATTCAATTTGATGCGGATGAAAACCCAATTCCATTAAGAGAAGTATCAGCTGACCCGAAAGCGTATAATCTAGGACTTAACACGGCTGGCAAGCTCGATATGGGCGCTTTATACACGACTGGTAAAACAAACCCTGGGTATGGTAAACCAATAGATGATCCCGCATTAGGCGCAATCACATGCGTAAAATTCCCGATTAATCAATCAAATGAACATGGCATAGTCAGTGAATGGATAGCAGCGAATGGATCTCAAGTATTGGGTGGAAATACAATGGGGGATGCGTGGGGAGCTGGTAGCGGTGGCGGTAATAACTTCCCAGCAGCAATAATAAAATTCTGGCAACCTAATATCAAGGCTATTAATCCGGAGAATAATCTATCATACTCAGATCCTAGGAATTGGGGACCATATACAGAAAATACACGACATACAGTCGGCGATAATGCAGTGGGCGATAATGGCGTTGATGTAGTAGACGGTGAGCAAGTTCAATATACAGTGCAATGGAAATACGTGATACCTAATTTAACTGCTATGAAGAGTGCAGCAGTTGAAGCCGGCGGTAATAATTCTCCAGGTGTTCCGGCGCATGGGTCCGAGGCATGTTACCCAGAAATGAATAAGCAATATTGGGGTCTGCGACTAGCAGAAGTATATCCTCCGCCATTGGACCCATTTGATGAAGCTACCAAGAAACCGTCCGGAGGCGCGAGCGCAGTTGTAGTCAATGGTACCGGCGGCGTCAAAAAGGGAGCATATTATTGTGCCGGGCCCGCACCTCCTTTTACAGTAAAAGAAGCCAACTCACCGGCAATGAGTGCGACTTTTAAATTCTCGAACGAAAACTTTTTCAAAGTCAAGCCATCAACATCAAATCAAAAGCCGTTTGATCGCGATTCACCAAACGCCGGCATAAACAAAAACTGGTTTAGGCAATGGCCAAAGTATATGGCCAAAGTTATTGAATATGAGAAAAAAGTTAAAGGTACGGCCGGTGGAGGAATGACGTATTTCGATGCCGCGAAACAAATAATTCCTCCATATGCACCACCGCCACTAAAACCACCATTACCGAACAATAAGAAATTTAAGTTTGAAGGGGTTCTTTGATGTAATATCATACGGAGTTTAAATCCCGTAAAAGTCTTTTTGTTCATATTTATATTAAATATAAAGGAATGAAAATGAGTAAGAAATCATTTGTACAGTTATTACGAAAAATTATTAGAGAAGAAGTTACTACTGCCGTGCGCGGTGAAATGCGGGCAATTTTAAACGAGGGTAAGACAGACCACTTTAAATCTATCGAGCATGGTCTGAGTTTACATGATATGATAGATGAGCCTGTTCCGGTCCGTAAACCTAAAACGCGTGAGTATTCTAAAAATTCAATGTTAAATGATATATTGAATGAAACGGGTCCTTTGCGTGAAAATGCAGCAGGAAATACTATGAATTTTAATTCACAGATGGCTCAAGGATTTGCTGGTAATCCAGCTGTTGCACCGACAGTTGACCTAGAAGGAAGACCTGTAAATACTAGTAATGAAAAGGTTGCTACTGTTGTTAATGCAATGACAAAAGATTATTCCGCATTAATGAAAGCAATCGACAAGAAAAAAGGCAAATAATATAAATGTCTATTAGACCGATATATCGATATGAACCAAATAATTCAAACCCGGACCGTGCGATCGGTATAGTATTACCATTTAATAAAGCAGCGGATGCTCGTTCAATAACTCAAAATGAACTATCCGGATCTGGTAATGGTGCAAGTGTGTTTGTACAGTCATATACAACAGAAGAGCAGTCAATATCTAATTTAAAAAATTTACTATTGACTATGAAAGGTGAGCGGTTCATGCAACCGGATTTCGGGACGAATATTCGTATTACGGTATTTGAACCTAATACAGCGTTAATCGTTAAAGGGCTAGAGTCATCATTAGCAAATGATATAGGCTTTTGGTTACCATATATTAATATAGTGGATATATCTGCTGTACGTGACATTAATAATTATTCTATCTCGATAAAACTAAGATATACCGTTAATTCATCTTTAGCAGAACGTGTAATTGTTATTCTAGCTAATGAAAATCAATTGCTTTTATCGGAAATAGATCAACCAGCTGAGTTAACACAAATAGGAACATTTTAATAGGCAAATAATATGGAATTAGTAAAAAAAGACGTTAAATATTTAAACAAAGATTTCGCGCAATTCCGGCAAAATTTGATAAATTTTACTCGTCAATATTTTCCAAATACATATAACGATTTTAATGAATCATCTCCCGGGATGATGTTTATTGAAATGGCATCATATGTAGGTGATGTTTTATCATATTATACTGATCAGTCGTTTAGGGAGTCATTATTATCGGATGCTAAAGAAAATGCAAATATATTACAATTAGCACAAACATTTGGATTCCAAACAAAAATAAATACGCCGGCTAGTGTTATTTTAGATGTATTCCAGTTAATACCAGCTAAAGGAACCGGTAATGCAACAGAACCAGATTATGATTATGCATTATCTATTGCTGAAAACATGGTTGTACAGACAGAGCAAGGAATAAACTTTATTACTACTCAGCCGGTTGATTTTGATGTGGATAGCGGTGCTTCGCCTAGAACGGTATCTGTATACTCAGTTGATTTAACCGGAGCACCTGAATTTTATTTATTACAAAAACAAACTCCGGCAAAATCTGGAGAAATTAAAACCGCATCTTTTACATTTAATGCTCCGAAGCCATATGATAAAATTACATTACTCGAAGGCAATATAATTGACATAATTGATATTACTAGTAATTCAGGAAATGAATGGACTCAGGTAGATTACTTAGCACAAGATACTATATTTGATTCGATTCCTAATATTCCTTTTAATGATGGTGATATGGCTAAAGAAAAGAGTACGGTTCCGTATATTCTGAAACTAAAACGTACTCCTAGACGATATATTACGCGTGTGAGAAATGATGGTAAAATGGATATTCAATTCGGTGCTGGTGTAAGTTCTGATGCGGATGAAGAATTGATTCCAAATCCGAAAAACGTAGGAATGGGATTAGAATACCTCAAACGTACAACATCTGTTACTGTCGATCCGACGAATTTCTTACGGACTAGTACATATGGATTAGCTCCTAATAATGAAACGTTAACGGTTCGTTATACTATAGGTGGTAATATTAAAGAAAATGTAGCATCGAATAAATTAAATTTATTAATTACAGTCCCTTATAATAGTCAAAATACAGCTGAAGTTAATCTAGATTTTGTCAAAGATTCATTAGCAGTTAATAACCCGGAGTCTGCAACAGGTGGCCAAGCTAAACAAGACATTGATGCAATAAGACAACAAGCCATGGCAAATTTTGCATCTCAGGGTCGTATGGTAACACGTGAAGATTATATCGCGAGATGTTATATGATGCCATCGCGATTCGGTAGTATTGCAAAGGCATATGTAATCGGTGATATGCAACAAAATACAGAAGACAAAACATATCCACGAGAGACTATTTCAAATCCATTAGCATTAAATTTATATACATTGGCATTTAATGAGGACCAGCAATTAATTCCATTGAATACAGCATTAAGAGAAAATTTACGTACATACCTTTCGCAATTCCGAATGCTAACAGATGCAATAAATATCAAAACTGCATATATTGTCAATGTTGGTATTGAATGTGATATCATGCCTTCAGCTAATTCTAATAACCAAGAAGTGCAATTACGTGTAGTTGAGAAGATAAAAGAATTGTTGCATGTAAATCGCATGCAAATTAATGGACCGATTATCATACCAAATATCATGTCGGAATTAGATGCGATATCCGGCGTACAGACCGTTGCGCGATTTGAAATGACTAATTTATATAATAGTAAACAAGGATATGCTGAAAATGTATATGATATCGAAGGGGCTACGAAAAATGGAATTGTATATCCAAGCCTAGACCCGATGATTTTTGAAGTTAGATATCCTAATAAAGATATAAAAGTAAGAATAACAGGATAGTAATTATGTATCAATTATATTATACAGACCGTAATAATACGTTATATGAACGTAATATAGAGGCAAATGCAGGCCACGACCCTATTTTAGAATTAACTAAAATAGCGTCAGGTTCTCGTTTAAATGGCTTTATTCAAGCCGATACTTATAATTCTCGTATACTATTAGATATTGGTAATAATAATATATCTGATTTATCTCAATCTATCGTTGATAATAAAATACCTCCATTGGGAAATTCTGTTAATTCGGCATCTGTTTATTTGACGATGACAGCAGCCGATGCCTCAGACCTTACTTTGACGTATGATTTAAAAGCATATGTGATATCCGAATCATGGGATACCGGCCAAGGCCTTAAAACTGATATACCAATATCTAAAATTGGGTCGTCATGGGAGTACCGAGATGCAGTTGACCCCGGGACCAAATGGAATACCGGCTCTGCAGCTAGTAGTGGTGATTCATCCGCTACTAATCCAGGTGGCGGTACATGGATAACTGGTTCCGGGTTTGAAGCTAGCCAATCCTTTTCGAATCAATTACCTCATATCAGAATGAACATCACTGATATTATATCTAAATGGATCGATGGGACAGTTACTAATAATGGATTGATATTAAAACGTACTACCGAAGATGAAAACTCCGGTAATATTTTAGGTAGTATAAAATTTTATAGCAGGAATACCAATACTATTTTTATTCCGAGGTTAGAAGTATCATGGGATGATAGTATACAAACCGGTACGGGTTCATATTCTGAGATTGATAGCGATACGTATGTTCCATACTTTAAAAATATCCGCAGAAATTATTATGAAGCGGATAACTCCGTGTTTCGTATAGGTGTCCGCCCGGAATATCCAACAAAGGCATATCAAACCGGTTCATGGTATTTACCAAAAGATAGATTACCAACATCAAGTTACTATAGCATCAAAGATGCTGTAACTGAAGAGACTATCATTCCTTTTGATACGTCGGCTACACAAATCTCTTGTGATATGAAAGGATCATTTTTTAAATTAAGATTAAATACATTCATGCCAGAACGATATTATAAAATACTTTTAAAGGTAGAGCGTGAAGGTGGTGATGATATACAGATACATGATAATGGATATTATTTTAAGGTTGAAAGATAATGGCAAATAGATTTTTAGATAGACAAGACCCAACTCAATTCGAAGAAATTAACGAGGCTGAGATACTAGTTAAAATATTACGTGAAGAATTTCCTAATGATAAAATGTTAGAAGAAGGAAAATTATCACTAAAACAAACCGAAGTACCCACACCGGTGGCATTAGCATCTCGTAACAAGTACAGTAAAGTATTAGAATTAGATGCAGATGAATCTGCATCATATGCAGAATATCCAATAAATAAACTAGTGCCGAGTGTTAATGATGAAGAATTAGATGAAATTTTATTAGATGAATTCGAATTTTATTTATCTGAAGATGAAGGTACTTTTGCGCCGCCGGCGCCAGATGGATTATTTTTAAAGGTTATTGAATTAGATGCTACTCCATTTGACTTCCATGATTTATATCTTAAACAAGGTCCGGAAACGATGTACAGCCGTGTTGCAAGAGGCGAAGATCCGGATAGACTTATCAATGATATGTTTTGCATTTGGTATATTGAACGTGGTGTTGCAAGGCCTATTCCAAATTATAAAACATTAGAAGTTATGTTAGTTGAACGTGGCTCTACATATGCTGATATAGCGGAAGCTCAGCCAGAGGATTTTACTACATATGATTTAAGATTAGACGGTCGTTATCTAGATAACGAAGATGTAAACGAACTCGGAGAAGTTAATCCACCAGCAACGTTATTAGATGAATTGACATTTAAATCTGTAACAGACCGGTCATATCAATGGTCGCCGTATATAAGATTCAAATCGGGGTATACATTAGGATCAACAACAACCGGTAATAAATTCTGGAGAGATCCAGGTGATTATTTGCAACTACTTCCGGCCCGGATATTAACGACCCCTAGTCAACAAGATATTGAAGATGTTCGTTCTAATGCCAAAGGCTTAGAATGGCCACGGTTATCAGCTACTCAAGATGTATGTCCTAGATTATATCGATATTTTTTAAGTGATACCGAATATTTAGATATGAAGTTAATTAAAGCAGACCCGGAAGATTTTTATCAAGATGCATGTTTATTGGCGCCTACTGATTTAGAAGTGTTCCGGGGTCAATACGAAGGTAAATTACTCATATTAAAATGGCCTACACGAGGATATGTTAGATCTATAATAGAAAATGGGACTAGTAATACATTATTTGATGATTTAATATTCGATCTTCGATTTATGATACATGGGCATTTAAAAGGCGTATTATCATTAAGAACGTTAAAGGACATAGCACGATTTAACAGTATTGATATTTCGAATTACGAAGGTGGATTAGAAGATTATCCTGTAAACGAGTTAACCGGTCAGCTTTTAGATGCAAGATCGGTAGATGATTTAGATGATGAGCAATTCGAGGCGCTGTCAGCACAAAACGGAATAATACAGATATTGGCTCAAGCCGGTGCTATTGTAGTATTAGGCGAATCACGTATAGATACAGGAGTTCGTCGTATATGGGATGATTTTAGCCAAGTAGTCCAAGTTAATCGATTAGACCCATTAGAATATGAACGGTATCGTCGATATGAAAGTAATAATCTAGATATGTTCGGTGTGGAAGAATTAGAGCCATTTGAGCCTAGAGGTTCATTAATTTATTATCCAATGGAGCGATATGAGATATTACAGGAACAAGCTATCCAACAAGAATTTTTCGATGCTGCGTTAATACAAATCAAAGAATTGTTTCCTCCGATTGCTGCTAAATCCCAAGAATTTACAAATAAATTATCCGGGATTCAAGGTGGGTTTGCCGGGCAAGTAAGGCAGAAGTTTAATTTCGGCTCTGATTTATATAAAATTTTATCTCCACCGGGAGGTCTTTGGGTTTTTAATAAAAAGAAAAATAATGGTAAAGTGAAATCTAAAGGTTCTGAAGCTCATTTTTTCAGGTTATTTGAAAAGGAAGGTACTATATCAAGACAATTCTCAAAATCCGAAGAAAATGATATATGGTATAACAGCGGTAACCCGTGGATGATTAATACATTAAATCCCGGATCGAGCCCCAACGCCAAGGACCAGAATGGAAAGGCCACAGCATTAATGGGATATGATAAAACTTCGGATATCATAAGGTTAATAAGTGATCCTATGAGACATGCCGGGACAGAAGCTCAGCGAGGATCGGGACCACGGCATCAAATTGGCGATACATCTGATTCACCAGGTGATGGTGCGCCACAACGATATGGAAGGCCAGAGAGGGCTGGGCGGCAACGGCAACAAATGAAAGATGGGAATTATTTTAAACTCTGTATTGCACAGTATATCCTGGAAGTCATTATAGACCCGGATGGTGTTGGCCTTTCCGGGATTGATAAAGTTGTATCTACCGAACCGCCTAATGATGTTATCACCGGCGATAATACCGTATCATTAATCGAACAGGCTATAGTAGCTGATTCGTTCTTGGCGGAACTGACAGCAGAAGTAGAAACATTATCAGAATATATATCAACGATTGATGGTCGATTAATTAGAGCCACTACAGTAGAAGAATTAGAAGATATTTTAAATGTATTAACCGAAGCTCGTGATTATTATGAATCAATAGATACTGATCTATTTGTATATCTAAACGCATTAGAAGACTATATTCATACATCTTATATAGACCTTGGCAAAAAGATTGTAAACGCTGTTAATAAGGTCCGGAAAAGAGTTCATGAGAAAAAGTCTAAATATTGGATAGCCTGGCCATCACAGGCCCAGACCATAGCATCACAATTTGATAGTAGTGATGTGTATACGAAACACCAACCAGATTTAGAGTAACAATAAAAGAGTAGTATATTTATTAATAGATGGGATCATTAGACCGATATAGCAATATAAACGAAATTCGTACGACGCCGGGATTATCGCGTGGTATGGAATGGAGTACAAAAGATATACCAGAATTACTATTAACAGAATTGGCAATACGACCAGATGAAACGCCTGTTGTTGAAATGCATATTTATACGCCGGCCACGGAAGTGTATTTAGGTGGAGGTCCGATAACTGCATTTGTCGTGAAGGATGGCAAGTTATATATTGATTATGTAGAAGCATTTACTGATTTTAATATAAAGCGTGGATATTTCAAGGTCAATATAAATGTATACTATGACATAGTAGGTACATATGAGTATCCATTATTAAAAGTAACTGATATAGCACCGAATAATTCGGAAATGCTATTAACACAATTCGCATCACGGTATATCGAGGATGACCAAGAGACTATAGTTAAGCAGTTTCTAGATAGATACCTCAGTGCTTATGATAATGATTTTGCATTAAATCTAGGCAATAATGAATTTGCAAAAATAGTCGGATTAAAAGAATATCAAAATGAAGATACATTGGCCCTCAAATTATATAAGCCGTTTCAAGCCAATGATATAGAATTATTACAGCGTGTACATCTAGTCGAAGTAATAGCTGACTCGTATATTGACAATGTCAGTTTAGATCAATTAGCACCGACGAATGTACCTAATTCGATTAAGCCGCCGAATTTCGAAATAGACACCGGGTATACTACTATTACGGAAACTGATTTTAAGAGCTGGAATCAATTGTTAGGCTCGAATGCTACTACGTCTCAAAAAATTATAGAGTCAATGTTTTCTGGTTCGTTATCTGGGGTGGATTTAGGAATAGATTATTCCGGATTTGATAAGTTTGTTTATTATGGTTCAGCATATGACAGGGTATATAATTTCAAGCAAAAATTAGAACAAGTCGAATATTATGACCAGCGGTTAGGTACATTAAATAATACTAGCGGGTCCATTAGCGGTTCATTATCTGTTAATATTAACTCTACACTGAAACGTAAAGATGCATTGATAGGTACTTTTGATAAGTTTGAAACGTGGTTGTATAACGAACCAACGGCTAGTATATTCACCCATGGGTTATCTGGTAGTATCATTGCAGGAGTGGATACATATGCCATTACGCCATGGCCAAAGTACTTAACCAGTACTGGATATAAATTATATCATACAACAGCATCGATTTCAGAAAATTGGTATGCATCATCAGCAGCCAATGGAGTATCATATGATACCGAGAATCCACATCAATTAGCAAAAACAATACCTCAGTATATACGAGAAGATGTTAATAATAGTGAATATGATAAATTTGTTAATATGATAGCACAGCATTTTGATATATTATATACATATGCAAATGCGTTAACCCAGGTACATGTTAAAGAAGAACATCCAAAGCGTGGAATAGACAAAGACATATTACCTGCAATTGCCAAATCTCAAGGCTGGCAGTTAGTTAATGGTAATCAAGCTAGTCAGCTATCACAATACAAATTAGGTACGGATGAATCCGGTTCTTATGCTCAAACTGGGAGTATCTTTTCAATATCGGATGAGCAAATTACCGGAGAGGTATGGAGACGTATTGTTAATAATTTACCGTATATATTAAAGACTCGTGGAACTGTACAGAGTATCGATGCACTGTTAAATATATATGGCGTACCGAAATCATTATTATCAATACGTGAATATGGAGGTCCAAAGGTATCAGCAACCGATTGGCCTGTATTGACAGAGGATAGATATTCATATGCAATAGATTTTAATACCGGTTCATTTATTAGTTATTCTGCATTGCATGTCAGTGCTAGTATAAACTACTGGGGTAGGGGCGTAACAACTCCGAATGTAATACCGGCACAAACTAGAGAATTTAGATTCAAGCCATATACTTCTAGTAGCATGTTATTATACTCTCAAGTTAACAACTCCGGTGACCCGTTAATACAATTAGCAGTTGAACATACGGGGTCATACTCTGGGAGTTCTGAATTTGGGAGATTAAATGTATCATTTGGTAGTGGCTCCGGAGTATCACCTATAACAGCATCATCTAATTGGATTCCTGTTTTTAATGGCAGTTTTTGGAATGTTGCATTTTCTTATATTACCACTGGTACTGATAATACCTTTAATACAGGGTCTAATGCAGATACCATATATAGATTCCGGATTCAAGAAGCATCTGATTTTATAAAAGGTAAAATCTCACATACTAGTAGTTTTGATATAACACCTACTAATACCGATCATTATTTGATGTGGTCAGAACCATCTGTAATTGATAAGAACGTTGTTTATATAGGCGGGAATACAGGATCGGGTGATTTGTTAAATGTTAATTCGTATTTAAGTAATCTAATGGATGGCATGCCTGGGACCTATTCTGGTTCGATGCAAGAGTTCCGTGAATATCTAGAAGATATATCACAAATTGCATTTGATGATCATACACTTAATCCATCTTCTTATGTAAGCGGATTATCACCTTCTAGTTCATATGATACACTAGTCCGGCAATATACATTAGGTTCCGAAACTATTGGGATTGATTTAAGTACTGATGGCACGATTATTTCATCTAGCCATCCAAATCAGAAAATAAAAGATTTTACGACTGCAAATGCATTTTCTACCAATGCAACTGCTATCGGCTTCGAAGTAGCGGAAGATCTAGAACGTGGGAATTTTCTTCCGGTTGAGGAAACATATTATATAAGAGGTGCTTCGGTAGGAGCAAATAATCCTAGGTCTGAGAAAATTAGGTTAGAGAGTAATTATCTAACAAAAAGGTTATCTCCTATTAATTCATCCGAGGTATCATCATTTGACAATGCTCCATTAGATTCACATAAATTAGGATTGTTTTATAGCTTCGCAGATCAAGTTAATAAGGATATATTCAATCATACCGGCCGGGTAGAATTAGATGATTTTATAGGTGATCCGGATGATGAATATACCGTTGCATATGAAGATCTAAAAAGGTTCTCCGGCCAGTACTGGAAAAAGTTTACGAACGCATCAGATGTTAATTCATATAATAGAATTTTTAGCCAATTCGATTTTACATTATTCAACCAAATAAAACAAACGTTACCTGAACGGATTGATGAGGCGACCGGATTATTAATAGAACCGAATATCCTGGAACGATCTAAAGTCCAGATTACAAAACAACCTCGTGTTAATACCCCGACATATGATGCATCTATAGCGGATTTTGAAACTACATGGAGCGCTGATATAACTGATTATGAAGGTGTTATCGGAGGCGATGAATCCGCAACAGTGGTTCCATCTGCTATTGATATAGTCCAATATACGGGATTTGTTGGTACACCGACCATCACCGGCAGTATGAATTATTGTACTATAGCGATACCACCAGTTGATGAGTTAGTAGAATTTACAGCATCTATTATAGATTCTAATTATGAATACGCCAGCGTTCTAGAAAGAATTGTTACAGATTATAACAATCAAAGCGTTTTATTTAAACCGGAGATTACAGCTAGCAACGATAATTGGAGGAACGTATCTGCTACTAATAATTCAGCTGATTGGTGGAACGAAAATATTAGCAATCAGGATTCTAATATAAACGGACGGAAGATTCAGTCGACTATATCAGCAAATGATTATACCAAACAAATACGATTGCAGTTAGATACAGTATCACAATATGATACAAAAATTTCAATTGATTTAAAAATAACTTCATTGATGAAATTCGGTACCATGCCATTATCTGGGTCATATGTCGCGACATTGGCTACTACATCTGAGTTGAATGGTGTTGTTGATGTCAATCATCGGTATGATAATGTATTAGCTAGCACCGAAGGGGCGTTAACAGTGAATTCTACAACACTCAGTGACACTATATCATTCGAAAAAATACTAGTTCCGGCGAATACATTAATTACATGTATAATACAATTTAAGAATATTTCCTTGGTTACCGATTCATTTTTCGTTTACAAGTTAGTACCAATCATTACCATACATGAAGTTTGTCATTCATTTAAACAACTTTATGTGGATGAGTACCGGAAGAGTGGAATTTATTCCGAGACGATTTATCATTACTCCGGAAGTAGTACTTTTGAAAATAAACGAGAACGTATTAATAATGGATTGTTAAGTCAGTCATTAGGAATGTATTATAGTAGTAGTATACAGACAGCTCCTTATCATGATGATTTTTTCGAAAAAACCGAGCGGTTATATTTTAATGGGACACAATTAACAGCACCTGGTATTAATATGCCTTCGGCGGATGCGGCGTTAGATGGTAAACCGATTGTGCAGATTTATGAAGTTAATGCAAATCAAATCTTTTATAATACTACACCTCAACAAGCCGGATTGGGTAATACTTTAGATCCAGGTAACTTAACAGTTAGATAATTTAAAGTCGAGTATATTTATTAATAAAGCGGAGTAAAAATGGGATATTTAGATAACAGTACGATTACGGTAGATGCAATTCTTACTAAAAAAGGTAGAGAATTATTGGCACGTGGTCAAAATGAATTTCAAATCAGTCAATTTGCATTGGCAGATGATGAAGTAGATTATGATTTATATAATCCGGAACATCCATTAGGAACAGCGTTTTACGGAGCTGCTATAGAAAATATGCCGGTTACCGAAGCGTTGACTGATGAATCTCAGATGATGAAATATAAATTAGTAACATTGCCTAAAGGAACAGCTAGGATACCAGTAATACAACTTGGTCAAACTACTGTGACTTTATCAACAGGGATGACGTTGCCAATTAAGCCGGCAACTGTTAATTTTAATTCTGGTAATCAATCATTTGGTTATACTGCAATATTATCAGATTCTGATGCCGCGAAGATTGTAGCAACTAGATCAGCACCGAATCAAAGTGGAGCATCTGTTCCTCAATTTATTGGTGATAATGAAGCAGCTCAATCAGTTACTGTACAGGGTATGGAATTTGAAATAACAGCTAAGACACAATTAAATACGGCTCGTACATGTACGGTCTTAATCATTGGTAATGAAACAGGTGGGCGTGCATTGTTAGAAGTAACAATTAAAGCAGATACGATATCTGGTATTGCAAATGTGAAAGAGTCGACGTTTTAGATAAAATAAAGATATAAAAAAGGAATAGAATGGGTTTAGCAAGCAGAGCAATATCATTTAGGCGGTCATCGTCCAAATTGGGTTCGCAGCAAGCAATAGAAAATGCGGCACGGCAATTAGCTAATAGAATATTAGAAGAGCGTGCATTAGCGTCGCGACGAGCTCGTAACGGCCGGACATATACACCGTTCATGGCAGAAGATGATATATTACCAAATAACGTGGAAACGGTTACTAGAGGTTTATTTTCCGGGAATACAGGGAGTTTATTAAATTTTCATACACAGTCAACAGCTACTGCCATTCAAAATTCATATTACAGACAAATATATAATAAGCCATCGACTCAGGTAACGACTGAGCCTCAGTTTTCTATAGCATATGGGGATTATAACGGATCTGGATCGCGTGATGTAACCGGTAACTTGAATAATGATACGCCATCTAGAGCGATATATAAACAATATGCGCAAATTTTACTGCAACCATTAGATAAGAAATTTACAATTAATGGTACAGATACAGATAGAATTTATGTTGTCAATTTTAATAGAGCAAGGTTCCGTGAAAAACTAGATCCGGGTAATATTGAAATCAATTTAGCTCAACTCGATGGTGAAGCGTTTCCAAACAATGAAATGACAGGATCGCATGTGGTAATGTCAAATGGCGTCAATACACCAGTGTTACGATTAATTGATGATTCATCTACAGCTAATGCAGCGGTGGGCGAATCGGGTAAAGTATATAATATTGTTTCCGGAACTATTGATGAAGGAACTATAATATATAATCCAGATGCTCCGGATTACTTTGGTTTAATGTATCCAGAAGCAGGAATTGTAATATTAGATGCAAACCGGTTGAATTTATCAGCATCCTTTGGTACTGTTACAGGATCAGGAGTTGCCGGAGATAATGCAATGAAATTATATACTTCATTATCTGGATCGGCTACAGTTAATTCCGCAGCTGGTGATAATTATGGATTACAAGCCAGATCATCTGAGCAAGTTAAATCAACATATTATTTTGTGCGTGTCAAAAATGGAGATTATAATTATTCAAATAATCCATCGTTTACTACAGGTTCTGATGGTGATTTAGCATTTACAACTTTTATTAATGATCCTCAAACGTTTTTAACTACTATTGGTATGTATAATCAAAGACGTGAATTATTAGCAGTAGCGAAGATGAGTCAGCCGATATTAAAATCATTTACTCGCGAGGTATTGGTTAAAGTAAAATTAGATTTTTAAGATAAAATGATATGCCTATACAGCCTTCAGTATTTCGGAATGTACGTAAAAACGATGTCCAGCATCGTCAATTTAAAGCATTTAAAAATTATATTGTAAATAACACGGCAGATGCCCAGGCTGAAAAATTTTACATATATAAAGCATCACACAAAAAATTCCCTCCGGCTATAGGTGATGCATCTTATAATTATCCGGATAATGCATGGGATGGGACGAATCAACATGTAGTATGGAAATCTATAGACCATAAATATTATCGATATCCATATGATCAGACCAGGTGTAATGAATTGACAAATCGAAATACTACGGATAAATTTTTGTTCATGACTGCATCTGTCTTTACTATTCCTTATCATGAAATGGGAGAACGAGTAAGGCCTAATACATTGACATTAGCTACATACGTTACTGGTTCTACTACTAATATTTCCAATGCGTCTTTTGCAATTACAGCATCAGATGATGGATTAGGTAATTTGCGTGATAATGCACATGACATTGGTTCTTATGCAAGTTCTAGCAGACTCGAAATGTATTTTTCATTTAATGATGAATATCGCAGATTTGATGATAATCTGATTCTAGGGACTATCTCTGATGGCAAGCCTATAAAATATTATCTACAAGGAACTGATAGTACTGCTGTAGCATCAAATGTTAAAATTGAACATGGTGTTAATGTATTTATATCGGGTAGTGTATACGCTGCTTCTGGATTATCTGGGTTTTTCACCGGAAGTGAATCAAGTTATGTACAGTTACGTGATAATGAAATATACGAAGGGACTCAAAAATGTGATGCATGGACATTATCATTTTGGATTAAACCCAAAGATCTAACGTCATCCGGTGTAATTTTAAGTAAGTATGGGAATAGGCGTGAAATTTATTTCGATCCAATTAACAAAATGCAGAAAATTCGAGATGTCAATTTACCAATTGGTACACCTGGGTCTAATATTTCTAAATTACGAATGCCAATGCATATATCATTGATTAATGATGAATTACATTTCCAAGCAAGTGATGGCCTAAAACAATTACATATATCAGCATCTACATCATATCGTGGTGATTGGGCACATATAGCCGTACAAAATTCTGCTTCTATATGCCAGATATACATCAATGGCCAATTAACCGGGTCGGCTGGTTCGTTACCATCTGATTCAACATTGAATAATGCAAATATTTTAATCGGTACTGATTCGTTAATGGATGATGCCAGCCGAACAAATCCATATAATGGTAATATTGCTGAACTACGGATGTATAACTATACTGCCACTCAAACTCATATAACTTCATTAGCTGATAATGATTTCTATACAGGTTCGATATATCAAACTAACCGCATGGGAAATGTTTTTTATCGCAACGGCCAGATAGTAATATCATCACCAATGCCTAAATATCATGACATGTTAATTAAAGAACCCAGTTCGTTACCTAGCGAGTTTAAATTAACATATAAGGGACAGCATACAATTTACGAAAATGAAGTAATGGTCCGGGTACCTAAAGCAACATTTAATATATCTACAAACCCTACTTCTGTATACCGACCAGCAACTGGGTTTGATAATACATGTAACGATGATGGAGCTGCCGAGACATTCAATGGCCCGGGAGATTATATTAAAAGTGCGTTTGTATCGGGTACACTTAATCCTTATATAACATCAATTGGCTTATATAATGATGCGGGTCAAATGCTAGCAGTCGGTAAATTAGCAGAACCTGTAGAAAAACGTGATGATATCGATATGAATTTTGTTATTCGCTGGGACTATTAACCTATAGCATATTTATAATAAAGGTTATATTATGAGCTGGAGATCGAAATCGAAAGTACGAGCAAATGCAATTAAACATGGTTATAGGTCTGGATTTGAACATACAGTATCAAGTCAATTATCAGAATCAAAAATCAAATTTGGATATGAAGATACGGTAATTAATTACATTAAGCCGGAGACCCAGCATAAATACACAATTGATTTTACATTACCAAATGGCATCTTAATTGAAACCAAAGGCCGTTGGGTTGCCGAAGACCGGAAAAAACACCTACTAATAAAAAAACAACACCCGGAATTAGATATCCGGTTAGTGTTCCAATCAGCTAAAACTAAAATTAGAAAAGGCTCGAAAACTACATATAGTGATTATTGTGATAAGCATGGAATTCAATGGGCAGAAAAAAAGATTCCAGAAAGTTGGTTAAAAGGTTGATCTTATGAGAATTTTTTTATATATTCATATTAATATAAATTTGTATTTGATATAAATGATATATTTGAATAAAATGAAAAATATGATTAGTTATATAAATACGACAATGACATATTGTAAGTATGTATTGAAATAGTAAATAAATGAGCAACTTTCCATTAGTTACATTAATAGAAACAGTATTAGGTAAAGGCCAGATCAAAGGTAATGATAATGTAGCATTCCACTGTCCATTTTGTAGCCATTATAAAAAAAAATTAGAAGTTAATATTCAATCCCAGCACTGGCATTGCTGGATATGTAATGCGAAAGGACGTAAATTACCTATATTATTCAGGCGATTGAATGCAGATCGTGCTAAGATTTCTCAATTAATTAATCTATTAGAAGATGTTGAGATACGTCCTAGGAAGACTTCAACAGATACCCCGGTATTACATTTACCAGAAAAATTCCGACCATTATGGATATTTGATAAATCATCTCCGGAGTATAGAAACGCCGTACATTATTTATATAAAAAAAGAAATATAACAATTGAAGATATTTTAAAATACCGAATAGGTTATTGCCGCAGTGGAGAATATGCCGGCAAGATAGTAATACCGAGTTTTGATGCAAACGGCAGTTTAAATTATTTTGTATCACGTGCATATTATGAAAGTGATGGCTGGAAACATAAGAACCCAAATGCATCAAAAGATATTATCGGGTTTGAATTACATATCAATTGGGATATGCCGATTGTATTAGTCGAGGGCGCATTTGATGCAATTGCAATTAAACGTAACGCTATCCCATTATATGGTAAAACTATCCCAGATATATTAAAAAAACGAATTATTGAAAGGAAAGTAAAAACAATTTATATTTGTTTGGATAATGATGCAAAGAAACAAGCATTGGAAACAGCTGAATATTTCATGGCAAATGGAGTCGATGTTTATTTAGTTGATTTACCAAATGATGAAGATCCTGCTGAGTTAGGATTCGAGGCTATACAAAAACTTATAAATGATACAATACTATTATCATCAGACAAATTAATGGAACAAAAAATATTATGCAGCTTATAAACATCGGAATTGATAAAATAGATAAAATATTCCATATTGCGGATGTACACATACGTAACGTGAATCGACATAAAGAATATTCAGAAGTATTTAAAAAATTATATTCTTATATAAAAAACAATAAAACTTCCAATAGTATAATTTATGTTGCAGGTGATATTGTTCATGCAAAAACGGACATGTCTCCAGAACTAATCGAAATGACGTCTAATTTTTTTCGGGCCTTAGCTGATATTGCACCTACGTTAATTATTACCGGAAATCATGATTGTAACCTAAATAACTCTAATCGATTAGATGCATTATCTCCCATCGTTACGGCCCTCAAACACACTGATATACACTACCTTAAAGACAATGGTGTATATATGATTTCGAACATACACTTTAACGTAATGTCAGTTTTTGAAAAGCCTGTAAATTATATAAAAGCAAAAGATTTTGATGGTGAAATTAAAATTGCATTACACCATGGAGCGGTAGATTCCGCGGTAACTGATATAGGATATGCAATATCAAACGATCATGTTAAGACTAGTTTATTTAAAGGCCATGACTTAGCATTATTAGGCGATATACATAAACCAGAACAATATCTAGATGATGAAAAGACAATTGTTTACCCTGGGTCATTGATACAACAGAACCATGGTGAGGCATTGACACATGGTATCATGGAATGGGATATGACTACACTAACTGGTAAATTTGTTGAAATACAAAATCAATTCGGTTATTATACATTTGAAATTGATAACGGTATAATAACAAATCCATCAGATAAAGTACCACCAAAACCAAGACTTAGGTTAAAAGTTAAAGATACTAGTACAGCAGACCTAAAACAAGTAGTATCTAAAATACGTAAAAAATATAAAGTCCAGGAAATAGCTATACAAAAAGTACATTCATTAAATACAACCACTGGAACTCAGAAATTATCAATTGGTAATGTAAGAGACGTTGAATGGCAAAATAATATTATTTCTGATTACCTAGAGTCAGAATATGCCATATCAGATGAGATGTTGGATGTAGTCCGTCATATAAATCGTACGGTCCATTCTAAATTACCTGATTCGGAAATAACGCGTAATGTAATATGGATGCCAAAGCGATTTGAATTTTCAAATATGTTTAGTTATGGAGAAGATAATTTAGTTGATTTTACAAACATTAATGGTATCAATGGCTTGTTCGCTGCTAATGCAAGTGGTAAGTCAACTCTTTTAGATTCATTAGCATTTTGTTGTTTTGATCGATGTAGCCGTACTACAAAAGCTGTACATGTTTTAAACAATAAAAAAACCGCATTCCATTGTAAATTTGAATTTGAGTTAGACGGAAAACAATTTGTGATTGAACGTAATGCTAAAAAACAATCCAATGGCCATGTTAAGGTTAATGTTGATTTTTGGACGTATGATAACAAAGGCGATAAGATATTATTAAATGGTGAGCAGCGCGATCATACTAATAAAATTATACGGAAATATATTGGTTCATATGATGATTTTATTCTAACCGCATTATCATTACAAAACAATAATACCGGGTTCATTGACATGTCACAAAGAGAGCGGAAGGAACTATTAACTCAGTTTTTAGATATTGATGTATTCGAAAAGCAATATCAAATAGCCGCGGAGGATATACGAGATACTTCAGCATTGATACGAGAATATAAACGTACCGATCATAGTACTGTCATAGCAGAATCTATACAAATAATAGAGCAGTTAACAACGCCATTTAAACGAATGCAAGAAGATAAAAATACCCACCAGAACATGTTTAATGATTTAAATGATATTGTAATTACAATGACATCTGAATTAAAAACAATATCTGATGATGTATTAACAACCAAGGAAGCACAAGCTAGGATTGATTCATTTACCCAATCACGTACTGAATACGATGATATGTTAAAAACAAAACAAGGTACAATTGATTCATATAGAATTCTATTAACAGAATATAACGAAAAAGCTTTAGAGTACAATGTAACAGATCTCGAGGCGGAGCAAGTAGAAATGCAACATTTACTTAAATTAATAGAAGATATCCAGAACAATAAAATTCCAATACTCGAATCAGAAATAAGAGCAAATGAGCGTTTAGAGTCGAAATTAGAAGATCATAAATGGAACCCTGATTGTGAACATTGCATGGCCAATCCATGGTTACATGAAGCACAGCAAGCATCAGATGATATACCTAAACTAAATCAGCGATTATTGGCAATAAAAAAAGAAGAACAAGATCATCAACATGCAATATTATATTCAGAAGCACAAAATCAACTAGTTGAGTTGTATAGAATAAAAGAATTAATCTCCAGTACTGAACATACACTGGAGCGCGCAACTACTGAATTAAACTCATATGACAGTAAAACTCAATTACATAATAATTGGATGCGCGCCGCGATGTCTAAACTAGCAGAAGCCGAACAATATAAAGCTGATATTCTTTTTAATAAAGAAAAGCAAATAGAAATCGATGATATAATATCCGAGCGTAATGGCTTATCTATAGAAATAGAACGCTTAGAACAAAATATTTTAACAATGTCAGGCAGGATTGAAGTTGCCAAAAAGAACAAAGAAACAGCAGATGAATCTATCAACCGATTACGAGAATTAGAACTGCAGTATAAAGGATATGAATATTATCTAAAATCAATAAAAAGAGACGGCGTGCCGTATCAATTGATTACAAAAGTCATACCTCAGATTGAATCCGAAATAAATAATATACTTACACAGATAGTCGATTTCACAATGATATTAAATACCGATGGTAAAAATATTAATAGTTATATAGTATATGATACAGATAATTATTGGCCATTAGAATTAACTTCCGGGATGGAAAAGTTCGTAGCGTCATTAGCGATCCGGTCATCATTGATTAATGTGACGTCGTTACCAAGGCCTAATTTCTTAGCCATTGATGAAGGGTTTGGCGTATTAGATTCTGAAAATTTAAACAATATGCATTTATTATTTGACTATTTAAAATCAGAATTTGGTTTTGTGTTATGTATATCTCATATCGATGCAATGCGTGATATTGTTGATAGCTTGATAGAAATTAAAAAAGTGTCTGGATACTCTAAAATAAACTATTCGTAATATTTATAATAAAGGAAGTATAAATGCCGTTACCTAAAAAGGTCAGTAAAATAAATCTCAAAGAAGGGTATAGCTATCAAACCGTCGATACATCCCCATTCTCTGATGATTATTTTAATATTATACAATTTCCCGATCGGTTGACATCCGGTAAAAATTTATTTAAATTAAGAGCCAATGCCAATGCATTAGTCGAGAATAGTCGACTCCATATCGAAATTTTAGATTTTAATGGCAACCCTATATATTGGGAACCATTACAGTATATCGAAAAGGATGGTTCGAGAGTAATCGCCGTTTATATATTCCCGGATACAGCTCCTGGCCTTGCGACGGTATATATCGCAGGAAGGGTAAAACAAGCCGGCGGCCAGAAAATTCCATATAGCCGGGATTTTAACTCGCCATTAAATGCAGATATTCCAAATGTTATATGGCAGCGTACAGTGCCAGTAGCCCCGACATCGGCAAATGATACAGAAATAATATTCGCGATACAACCATCATTGACAATATCCGAAGTAATTCAACCATATTTACAGCCGGTCGATATAACCAATATATTTACACAACAAACATCTAGCCTGGCAGGAGTGTCGTTAGTAATTGATCCACAACCATCAACTATTTCTGCACCGGCGACCGTAACCACAGTTCCAGCCGAAGGAGGAAATTCGGCCTTCTCACCAAACTTCGGAACCCAGTTTTATGATACTAGTAACCTAGAAACATCTTTGCAGGATACCTCCGGTAACCAAATGGATTCGCCTTCATTAAATACCCTATCCGGATTCTCCAAATTAACTGTCTCGAACTTTCCATTGACAATAGACATGATAGGCGCGGTATTGGAAATCAAAGATCCTATAGTATCAGCACCACCAGAAACCGGTAAAAATTCATCAGGGGAAGTTATTCCGAATACACAAGTCGCAAATGAATGGTCCGCTAATACATCGAATTCAATTACATCTCAACCATTATCCGGATCGATAAAATTTGCAATAACTGACATATTAACATCAACCACAGCACGAGTCGCCCAATATGGAGGATTTGTTAATGAAGCGGATAATACTTCCGGACCTTTTGCAATAACTGTAGGAACCGGAGCAGCAACTTCGACTAGCAAAGGCGGAGCACCGGCAGTCATCAGCCAAACCGGAACAGCAATAATAAATACAATTAACCAGGCTACAGACTTTACTGCTAGTTACATCAAAGCAGCAGATGTTATTTATACAGAAAATTCATCTTCATTTGCGGATATAATAATCGCAAACACAGAACCAGAAACAGGTGATGTGTATCGCATTAAAACTTTATACAAGCCCAGTGGATTCTTCGGTGATTTTATTGATCTAGGAGATACTATATTAGAACGCCAGAATATATTAATTGATACGGCGTCGTTAGAAACGCATGTAGCAGTTGGGACTACATATGAAAGATTTGGCAACTTTGAAAGTCTTCAAGAAATTGAAAAATATTGGACTACTGGGTCTGTAGTAAATGGTGTTTTAGAGACATCAACTCCGACTAATACCACAGCATTCGGTTATAACGAAGATACATTAATCGGAGGTGCGGAAATAACACCGACATGGTCACCAAACCAGTATACATCATCTGTTAATAACGCAACTGTATTTTCTATAAAACCATTATATCATCAAACATTATTTAAAGATACTACATATATTGTTAAATTTCAAGTTGCATTACCAGCCAATATTGGTTTATATGACACAGATGACATGAATATCAGCAATAACAGATTAGATGTTTATATTTCAGGTTCTCAGGTAGAGATTGATCGGACACTGTCGAATGTATCTATAGGAGAAATTAATCCACCGAGTGTCATTACATCTACAATGACCGGTGTTTTTAGTGATGGCAAAGAATTAGGAAATCGTATTGGTACTGTACGAAGCAAAAATATCCCAGGCATAACCGCAAATATACAATTACAATTCAAAGCAAAAACAACTAATCCATTCGATGTTAAATTTGTAACTCGTAAAGGTGCATGGATAGTAGGAGAAGTAGTCATTGAAGCTGATAAGCAAACAGGATTCTCACCAAATTATGTAAGAGTGTTTAAACGGATTCCGACCGAGCATTTAAAAACCCCATTGACATTTAAATTCCAGTATTTCGATTATCGTAGTAATAAAGCTGATTTAGAAACGATTGCATATGGAGCGATTTTCAATGGAGGAAATACATATATCGATGGCACAGATAATTTAATAACCGGTTCTGTATTTGTAGGAAGTGGGATAGGTTCTGGAATCGAGATAGCCGGAGTAAGTTCCGGGTACGTTGCATCAGTAGGTTATTCCGGGTTTACTGCAGCATCGCAAGAAACTGGCCCTGGTGGATTCTTAATGTGGTCTGGTTCATCTGATCTAACGGTTGGAGTAGATGCATATGAAGGAGTAGGATTGGAGTTAGTAGCAGGTTCATCTAGCTATTTCCGATATAGAACCAACCCATCGGAATTGATAATTAGAACTGATAAATTCTTCTTAGGATCGGATACAGAGTTTATATCAGGATCGGATGGCAATATTGAAATATCATCATCTAATTTTCATCTAACCCCAGGTGGTGATGTAACAGCGTCCAATGCTTTATTCGATGGTAACGTGACAGCAGTAAACTTCTCAGAACGAATAATAACAATTGATGATGATAATTCCGGGTCGTATTTAAGAACTAACGGCGCCGGTAAAGATATTATATTTGATGGCTTCTTAGGCGGTGAAATAATGATGAATTGTGTAATTGATGTAACTACCGGGTTTACAATTAAACAAGTAGACTTACCAAATTCCGGTTCTGATACATTTCAGAACGCGCGTGTTATTATACAAACCCCTGGGATGACATTCGATGATGTGACAGTAGGAGCGAGTACAGGTAACTACTATCAACAAAAATAATAAAAAGGAAGACCATGGCAAATATACCAATTAATGGAGGACAAACTTATTTCTTCTCGAGGTCACAGGAAAATACATTTATAATGGATTCTACGGACCATTCCCATGCAAAAAAATTCTTTGGTAATCTAGTGGAGATATTCAGTAGTGACACTCCTCAGCTTCTGATATCTGGTTCCACCAATACCGAGTTGCTGATGAAATCGACATCCACCATCACCGGTACTGCGACAATTGATATGAACAATAATTCAAATCGAATCTTTATGGGGAACCAAGCCGTCTCCACCGCTGACCAATACATTGCATTCTTGAGTAAACACAACGCCGGTGCTGGTTCGCGGACATGGGCTATAGGAAATGATTATAGTGATGGCGGTATATTTAAGATCTGCCGAAGCGCCGGCATGACCACCTCCACATTATTAACGTTGATGGAAAGTGCCGGCTATACTAATGGAGTATACTTCCCTGGTGGTATTGTAGCAAATCTAGCTAGCACTTATGCACTGACAATTAAACATGACGGTAACAATGCGAATCGATTTGGAATGCAAATTTGGTGTGGTGTCGATACGCAAGTCGGTAATCCAGCTGAAGCATCTTATATAACATTATTTGATGGAAATGGTACAGCGGTGGCATTTGTTAATGCAACAGGCGGAACTGTTACATGGGGAACATTTACAGGAGCACATGACGGCCATGTTGTTAATTCAGATGATCCAACCGCAGAAATAAACACATCTTCTGGTTCAATATATCCTATAGGTACAATTCTAGTAACAACAAAATCTGATTTTTCTGGATATGGATACCAGGCAGAGCATAGATTTATTTCTTCATCTGCATATCAAGATAAACGAGTACTAGGAGTCTACTTTAATAGATTAAACCCGGATGCATTAGGAGATGCTTATGTGTATAAACATAAAGTTGCTTCTTTAGGTGATGGTCCTATATTAGTAAGCAATCAAAATGGCAATATTGAAAATGGTGATTATATCACAACAGCATCTGGATCAGGCGGATATGGATGTAAACAAGACGATGATTTGTTCCATAACTACACCGTAGCAAAGTCATTGGAAGATGTCGACTGGTCTACCGAACCAGCCGCAACAAAATTGATTTCTTGTACTTATCATTGCGGGTAATTGAGTCCCATGTAATATTTATTAAAAAGAAGAAATATGAGTTTAGGAAATTGGTTAGCAGAAGCTATACTTTCAGAAAGTAATATTAAAGATATAATCGTTATCTACCCTGGCAGATTTCAGCCAATGGGTAGGCACCATGCCGAGGTATACAAAAAATTGGCAGCAAAATACGGAAAGTCAAATACTTATATTGCAACTTCCAATGTTGTAAAATTACCAAAGTCTCCTTTGAACTTTCGTGAAAAAGCAGCAGTAATGAGACAACATGGAATTACCAATGTAGTGCAAGTTAAGAATCCTTACCAAGCAGCTGAAATAACTTCCAAGTACGATCCAGAAACTACCGCGGTATTATTTGCAGTTGGTAAAAAGGATATGGAGGAAGATCCGAGATTTCGTATAGGAACAAAAAAGAATGGAGAGCCAGGATATTTTCAAGACTATGAAAAAAACCAAGGTAACCTCCTGCCATATAGTAAACATGGTTATTTAGTTGTAGCACCTCATGTTGATATTCAGATTCCAGGATTCGGTGAAATGTCAGGAACAACCTTACGAAAAGTGCTAGCAACTGCAGATGCAAAGATATTTAAAGACGTGATGGGATTTTCTAATCCACGACTCGCTGATCTATTAAAACAAAGATTTTCTGCAGTGATGGAAGAACAGATAAATGAATTCATTATAAAAAATGATATACAGAAACTGATATCAGAGACATCATATGTAAATGGTTCCAAAGCTGATGTCGATGATGGCCCTAGATACTTCTATGGTAGCCAGAAGGCATATGAAACAGATTCAAAGACCATGGCAGAATCAATAGGTTATTCCGTATTAAATTATATTATGGACGGTGGTATGTCAGATCTAGGCAAGACTAGTTTCCCTGATGGACCTCCCATGGGAGTTTCATTCTTCCCTGTAGGTATGGCCGGAGCAAAAATGGCCGGGACAGATTATACAGGTGATATAAAAGGAAAACCGGCATATAAAAAATGGCAAGGCTATATAAAAAATGTTGCTACTCAAGTCGGATATAAATTCTTAAACTTCCTAGGAGCAGAAGATTCAATTACTAGTACAAAAAATGCACCTTCTACACCCGGTCCATTAGTCCAAGAACAAATTCAAGATAAAGCATGGTGGGCAGATATTATGGAAGACATTACCATTCCAGTAAATATCGGAGATACAGTATTAATGGGCAAGTTTAAAAACAAGAAAGTAGTTGTTAAGAGTATTACTAAGAATGAAAAGGGTGATCTTCAAATTAATGGCAGACCAGCTTTAAAGTTTAGAATTCCAGTAAAACCAGATGAATCCATTAATGAAGACATAACTAGTTATATAAAAAAATTATCAGATAAATTCAAATCGTTTATACAAAAATTAAAACAAGAAGGCTCAGAAACAAAACAAGCTTATCAGTTATTGGTTAAGGCCATACATGGAGAATCATTAACAAAAGATCAAAAAACCGAAATAGGTAACCAGATGAAAGATGTATTGAAATTAGCAGGATTTACAGCAGCATCAATATTACCTGGCGGGATTATTTATTTACTATTAACTAAAGTAACTAGATTACAAAAACATTTAGTGCCATCTGCATTTATGTCTGAGGGTATACTCGACGAAGCAAAGGCCAATACACATTTAACTCATTTAGAAGAATTAGTTTTAACACAAGGAGATGCTGGTTATAAACAAGCCAGAGAAGTTCTTATTGAACTTATTAAAAATTTAAAAGGTAATTCAAATGCAAAAGTTAATACTACGGTTAAATGGGATGGAGCACCTGCCATATTTACAGGAATTAATCCTGATAACGGCAAATTCTTTGTAGGAACAAAGTCCGTATTTAATAAAGAGCCTAAGATTAACTACACGGATGAGGATATTGAACTCAATCACGGACATGCACCCGGCTTAGCAGATAAACTTAAAAAAGCATTACAAGTTCTTCCGGCCTTAGGAATACAAAATATACTTCAAGGTGATTTCATGTTTGATGATTCGACATTAAAATCTCAAAGTATTGACGGTGTTAAACATTATATATTTAAACCAAATACAATTACGTATGCAGTTGAAGTAGATTCAGATTTAGGTAGAGAGTTAGCAGCCGCCGAATTTGGGATAGTATTTCATACAGCATACAAAAGTTTAGATTCCGGAGCTGAATTTGGAGCTAATGTTTCTGGCCTGAATCGTACACCTGGTGTTTGGTTTGATGATGCATTCTTTAAAGATACCACCGGTAGTGTGTTGTTAACAAATGATGAGGCTAAACAAGTAACTAGTTTAATTAAATCAGCTGATGCAATAAATGTTAATTATGATAAATTACCATCTGTATTATTAAATACGTATATCAATAGTGAAATTAGAACAAACCAATTCCTGGATAATCCTAAAAAATCATTTGAAACATTTAAAACATGGGTTCAGAGTAAGCTAGATAAAAGAGTAGATAAACTAAAATCGGAAAAAGGTAAACAAAAAGCTATTGCCGCCGGTGAAGCACAAATGGCTTCTATAGAAGATAATAGCCAAGATATAATCGGAGTATTTAATTTAACTAAACTATTAGCAGAAGCGAAATTAGTATTTGTGAATAAGTATAATAACGCTATTTATAATACCAAGCATTTCGTAGATGATGGCAAAGGTGGGTTACGTGTTTCAGCCCCAGAAGGTTATGTTGCAATTGATAGATTTGGGAATGGTGTTAAGTTAGTTGATAGATTAGAATTTAGCCGAGCAAACTTCGCAATGGACAAGGGATTTACTAAGTAGCAGTATATTTATATTAAACTAAAAAGGATATTTCCATGAAAGAATTAGAATTGCGTACAATGATACGTGGACATGTAAAAAAAATTATAAAAGAAGCCGGACCAAGCTTAGGTGCAGGTGCAGGTGAATTAGAAAGAGGCTTAGGTAAAATAAGTGCTCGTGCTAGCAAATTATCAAAACGTCAGAGAATAAAGGCAGTCATACCAGTATTGCAAAAATTTGGAATAGCTCCAAATGACATGGCGTATTTAAAAGCTGCTTTGAAATCAGCAAACGGAGAAGCAACTCCAGAACCTGAAGTAGAAGAAAATTATACTGCCGGCGTTGATGACGGAAAGGTCACTGAAGGCGCTTTAGATGCTAAAGGTGATAAGCTAGAGCAGACTCAGGCATTCCAAATGTTACAAAAAGCATTAGCTTCCAAACCAGCTGGCCAGCAAGCAGAATTTGTTTTAGGGCTAATTGGTAAATTAGGAATGAAAGATAGTGCAAAGCGTAAGTTGAAATTACAAGTTAAGCAATTAAAATAATATGTCAAGCAAGTTACAAAATATAAAAGCGGTCAAAGAAATGATCGATGGGACCCATAAGTCTCAAAATAAAACACAAGTAGGTTACACCGGCAATAAAAAAATTGCAGAAGAAGACATCATAGAACGATTTGAAAACAATAAGCCAAAGATTTGGATTGAGGTTAAAAATGGTACTCGATGGGAGATAGAGCAACATGATGGTTTTCGTAGCAAGAAACCAGCAAATAGTGTTTTAGATACGATTAATGAAATTTTAAAAGTTCCTGCTAAATGCCCGAAATGTAATTCAAGCTTGAAAAATGTTGAAGAAGAACGTTTAAATTTAAAATTTTGGTATCAAAGTAAACAATGCTTTAGTTGTCACTTATCGGAAGAATCGATTATACGTTCAAAAGGAAAAGAAGCCTGGTCAGAATATTCTAGAAAGAAAATGTTAGCAAATGCCGAATCATGGTTTAAGGATACAGACAAGGAAGTTGATTTAGTCCGTAAATCACTAAAACTACAATTCGTACAAAATGCAGACGGCGAATTGGCAGAATATGATCAATCAGCATTTTTTGAAAAATTTGACAATGATTATAAAACATTTAAAAAACAAATACTAAAAAATCTCGAGGGTGTAGAAGATGGCAAATAAAAAAGTAAATAAGGTTGGTAAGGAATTTGATAAAGTAGTCGATGAGATGAAAAAATTAGGTCCTAAGTTTGCAAAAGCCGATCTAGATGAAAAACAGAAAATTCTAAAAAAATTAAAAGAATTAACTGCAAAGAAAAAAGATCTGAGATCTGAAATAGAACGTACTGTCATGGATGCGGAAAAAGATATTGAACTCCAGATTGAAATTAAAAAGATGATTACGACAGCAGTAACCAAATCACTCAGAGAATCCCAATATCCAGATATCCGGATAAGATCTGATATTAAAAACGCATGGAAGAACTCAGATATCGTAATGGAAGATCTAGAGGGATTTCTAGAAATGTTATATCAAGACGGTAACTATGATACGATGGATGATATGAGAGCAACATTCCAAGTGGTATCAAAATTAGCAAAAGATTATTTAAAGGCAATGCAATAGGAATCATATGACTACTTTAAAACTAACGCCATTATTAAATGAAATAATATTTCGTACTATTATAGAATCTGTAGGTGGAGATGCCGGCAAAATAGAAAATGAAACAGATAAGCTAGAACAAGAATTAAAAGACGCCGGTACAGATGCCGACAGCGAAGAAGTACAGGCAGCTATGTTAGGAGCATTGATAGACGCAGATGGTGATGTAGAGCAGTTAGACGTTTCTGATGTAGAATCTATTGCTAAAGATATAAAAGAATCGCGTGGGTATGTTCTCACGGAAAGCGGTGTGATGATGGCTGGTATCGAGGCAATTGGTACTGTACTTGGAAATGCTGCATTATTAAATGCAATTGCTGCTAAAGTGGAAAAGATTTCTGGTAAAAAAGTTAATGTAACCCAATTAAAAACCAAAATAGAAAAGATCACAGCCAGGATAAAAAATATCACCGGATGGCCAGCCAAAAAAATGGAACAGGCATTTGCATGGATAGCTAAAAAATTCGGCGGTGGTGCCTTTGCACAAAAAATAGCCGGTTATGCTGGTACATTGGTAGCTGTAATAACAATGTTCATTATCGGTGTTATATACTTTCCATCAATAGGGTCTGGCGTTTTATTTATATTTTCAATAGCCGGATTAATGGGTAAAGGTGCTGAAATGATTAAATTGGTCAAAGAAATTATACATGCTATTAAAGAAGAAATGGCAAAAAATGATCCTAGTTCGTCGCCGGAATTATCGACATAATATGAAAATAGATAAAGTTACATTAATATTAATTGCAATCATAATCCTTATGTCAATAGGATTAACATACATGTTCATGAACCAATCGGATCAGGTTATCATGATACAAGATGAACAATTACAACAACGAGTTGATAGTTTATCAAT